GCCCCGGCGCTCGACCCGGAGGCCGTCCGGACCCTCCTCCTGAAGGTCATGGGAGACGCCCCCGCGGTGCACCTCCGCACAGTCCTCGCCCACCTCCAGAAGGAGGGGCAGTGGGAAGGCCGCAAGGTGGGTGACCTGAGGGCCGCTCTGGAGCGCCTGGACATCCCCCACGACCGCCGCGTGAAGGTGGCCGGCGTGCCCACCTGGGGGGTCCGCAGGAGAGACCTCGACGCCCCTTCCCCGGCCACTGCCCGGGAGGCGTCTACCGCGCCGTCTACCGCTGCCTGACCTGCACGTCTACCGGCGTATCTACCGCCGTCTACCGCCGGATCTACCGGCCCATCTACCCCGGGGCGGCCGCCATGCCGCCAAGCCGTCGGCCGCCCCGGTCCCATCCCGATCACGAGACAGGAGAGCCATCATGGCACTCGGATTCAAGAAGCCCATCGAGCAGAACGACCCCCGCCTGAAGGGGCACGAGACGGAGTGGCAGGCGTCGCGCGGCGGCTCCTACCCGCCGAACCAGGCGCAGCAGCAGCGCGTCCAGCAGACGTCGCAGGAGGAAAGCCAGTGAGCGAGATCGAGCGCTACGAGGACCACGCCCCCGCCCCGCAGGGCGACCCCGGCCTGACCGCCGAGGACATCGCCCGCCGCCTCGCCGAGATCCACGCCCTCCAGGGCGACGACGAGGCCGCACACGGGGAGGAGGACCGACTGCACCGGGACGTCCTCGCCGCGATCGCCGCCGGCGCCCCGGACGCGTCGCTCCTCGCCGCCGCCGCGCTGCGCACGGAGACGCTCGGGTTCGCCCGCTGGTGCGCTTGATCACCTGCCACACTGGTGGCTCGCGCCGGGTAGCGCCCGGCAACCTAAGGCCCCGCCAGGCCCCCGTCCTGGCGGGGCCTTCGCACGCCCGCACCCTCGAACCTCAACCACGCTTGACGTTCCGGCTGATCATGCCGCATTCTGGGGCCAGTCCTGGCGTGCCCGGAACCGGAAACGCCCGACGGAGCATCATTCCCCCCGTATCTCACATCCCAGGGGGGACCATGAGCACCCGCACCCGCATCGCCAAGTTCGGCTGCCTACCCGTAGCCGTACTCCTCGGCGCAGCAATCGCCCTCGGCAGCACCGGCGACGACGACAAGCCGACCGGCAAGACCAGCCCCACGAAGACCACCGCACCGGCCGACCACGCGACGCTCGACGACGCCGCATCCCTCGCCTGCGAAGACTTCGCCCGCGGCTACAAGGCCGCACAGACCCAGCAAGCCCGCATCGACCTCGCCGACAAGGTCAACAAGTGGGCACAGCAGTCAACGACCGACGGCATCGCCGACAACGCCACCGCCCTCGCCCGCGGCTCCGAAGCCTCCGCCGGCGCGTGGCAGATCGGCGCCGACAGCTTCGCGCAGGCCTGCCTCGACGCCGGCTGGAAGAGCTGACCCGACCCCACTGACTGGCCCGGCCGCCACGCCACCGGAGCGGCCGGGCCTCCGCACGTCCCGCAGGAGGTGACCCGTGACGCGACCCAAGGTCAGCAAGGGCGGACTCGTCACCGCCGCCGAACGAGCCGAGATCATCCGCCTACACGGCGAAGGACACGGGCGCAACGAGATCGCCCGACGCACCCGCCGCTCGCAGCGCACCGTCTCCCTCATCTGCGCCGAGGAAGGCCTCGTCTTCGACATCTCGATGACCGAGGACGCCACCCGCCACCGCATCGCCCAACTCGCCGAGCGCCGCGCAGTCCTCGCCGAAGCCCTCCAGGGCGACGCCGAACACCTCACCGAGCTGATGTGGCAGCCCTGCACGATCTACAACTTCGGCGGCAAGGACAACACCTACGCCGAGCGGAACGTCAACGAACCGCCGGCCGCGGAGAAGCGCAACCTCATGGCCGCCGCGAACCTGGCCATCGAGAAGAGCCTGAAGCTCGTGCCTCCGAAGGACGACGACGGCACGGAGCAGGTCGGGTCGCTGCTGACGTCGCTGTACGACAAGCTGCGAGACCGCCATGGGGACGGATAACCCGAGCCTGTCGGACAAGCAGGAGCGGTCCGTTGCGCACGCCAACGCCTGGCTGAACTGCTGGGAGGGGTCGGTCCGTAGCGGAAAGACGATCGCTTCGCTGCTGCGGTGGCTGATGTACGTCCACACGGCGCCGCGCGGCGGCGACCTGGTCGTCATCGGCAAGACCTTCGACACGGTGGCCCGTAACGTCTTCGGCCCGCTCACGGACTCCAGCCTGTTCGGCGATGCCGCGAAGACCGTGAAGTACACCCGCGGGGCCAGCGTGGCGTCGATCCTGGGCCGACGGATCGAGGTCATCACCGCGAACGACAAGAAGTCTGAGGGCCGCCTGCGCGGGCTCACGGGCGCGGGCGCATACGTGGACGAGTGGACGCTGATCCCTCAGGAGTTCTTCAAGCGGCTCGTCGACCGGCAGTCCGTGCCCGGCGCGCAGATCTTCACGACGACGAACCCCGACAACCCGGGCCACTGGGTGCGGAAGGAGTGGCTCGACAAGGCTGACGAGCTGGGCATCCGCCGCTGGCACTTCGTCATGGAGGACAACCCGTCCCTCGACGAGACGTACCGGGAGCGGATGCGGCGCAGCTTCACCGGCCTGTGGTACCGCCGCTACATCCTCGGCCAGTGGGTGCAGTCCGAGGGCGCGATCTACGAGTCGTTCGACACCGAGCGGCACGTCGTGAAGGCCCTGCCACGAATCGAGCGGTGGCTGTGCGATGCGATCGACTACGGCACGACCAACCCGTACGCCGATCTGCTGCTGGGGCTCGGCACGGACCGGCGGCTGTACGTGGTCAACGAGTACCGGTGGGACTCGCGCGCGCAGCGGCGGAAGATGACGGACACGGAGTACTCGAAGGCTCGCCGTCAGTGGCTGGCCAGGGTGGCGCAGCCGCAGACGAACGTGGTGGGTGTGCAGCCGGAGTGGACGATCGTGGACCCGTCGGCCAGCTCCTACATCGAGCAGCTGCACCGCGACGGGGTGTCCGGTGTGACGGCGGCGGACAACAGCGTGCTCGACGGCATCCGGACTGTGTCGTCCCTGTTCTCGACCGGGGAGCTGCTGGTGCACGAGTCCGCCCGCGGGCTGATCGACGAACTGCCCGGCTACTCCTGGGACGACAAGGCGGCCGAGAAGGGCGAGGACAAGCCCATCAAGGAGAACGACCACAGCTGCGACGCCCTGCGGTACGGCGTCCGTACGACCGAGGCCCTGTGGCGGCCGTACCTGCCGACCCGACTGGAGGTGGCCGCCTGATGCCCAGCAGCCCCGAGGAGCCGATCACCCCGGACGCCGCGATCCAGAACGCGGCCCGACTGCTGCGCGCCGCCGAGCTGGAGACGAACCTCGCCCTGATGGAGCGGCTCGACGAACTCGCCACATCGTGGCTGAGCCTGGCGCACCTGCTGATGGAACGGGAGGCAGTCTGATGCCGCTGCCCACGGGCAACATCGCGTGGCCGCCGCCCCACCTCAAGCCCGCCCTCGACTCCATGCACACCTGGGACACCTGGTGGTCCGGCGACCCCGACCGCCTCGAATCCCTCTACGGCGGCGGCACCACCGGCCCCGACGCCAAGCCGTACCAGTTCGCCGGCGGCGTCGTCGGCAAGCTGGCCCGCTGGTGGTGGGGCACCCCCACCGGCGATGGCGAGCGCCGGACGAAGGTGCATGTCCCGATCGCCGGAGACCTGTGCGCCGGATCGGCCGACCTCCTCTTCTCCGAGCCGCCGACGCTCACCGTCGACGACGACCCCACAACGAAGCGACTCGACGTGCTCGTTGACGACGGCATGCTCGCCACCCTGCAGACCGCCGCCGAGGTCGGCGCCGCGCTCGGCGGGGTGTACCTGCGGCCGGTCTACGACAAGGGCATCGCCGACCGGCCCTGGCTCGACGCCGTCCACGCCGACCGCGCCGTCCCGGAATTCGCGTGGGGCAGGCTGGCAGCGGTCACGTTCTGGCGCATCGTCCACGAGGAAGACGGCCAGGTGTGGCGCCACCTCGAGCGACACGAGCGCGGCCGGATCCTCCACGGCCTGTACCAGGGCACCACGGGCAAGCTCGGCCGGCCGGTACCGCTGGAGGACCACCCGGCCACCGCCGGACTCGCGGGCGCCGTGAACGACGAAGCCTTCGTCGAGACCGGCTACGACGGCCTGGACGTGGCGCACGTCCCGAACCAGCTGTCCCGCAAGTGGAGGGCGAACGCTGCGCTGAAGGACTTCGGCCGTTCCGACCTGGACGGCGTCGAGACGCTGATGGACCAGCTCGACGAAACCTACAGCTCGTGGATGCGGGACATCCGGCTCGGCAAGGGCCGGATCCTCGTCCCGGACGCGTACCTGCAAGCGCACGGCCCGGGCCGCGGCTCCTCGTGGAACCCGGACCGGGAGGCGTACGCCGCGCTGAACATGCTGGCCCGCCCTGACTCCGCCGGACAGCTCACGGTCGCTCAGTTCGCCATCCGGGTGAAGGAGCACAAGGAGACGGCGGAAGACCTGGTCAACCAGATCCTGAGGAGCGCCGGCTACTCCAACCAGACGTTCGGTCTCGGCGGCGACGTCGCCGTGACCGCGACGGAGGTGGTGTCGAAGGAACGCCGGTCGATGACGACCCGGGGCCGGAAGATCTTGCGGTGGCGGCCGGCGCTGGCGCACGCGGTCGAGGCGCTCCTGGCCGTGGACAAGGCGGTGTTCGGCGGGAGCATCGTTCCGCAGCGGCCGAACGTCGAGTTCGAGGACTCCGTCCAGGAAGACCCGCTGGCGCTGGCCAACACGGTCGACGTACTCAGGCGGGCCCAGGCCGCGTCGACGGACACGCTGGTGCGGATGGCGCACCCGGAGTGGGACGACACGCTGGTGCAGGAAGAGGTCGCCCGCATCCAGCAGGAGCAGGGCATGGCCGTCGAGGACCCGATGCAGGCGGGTCTCCTGCCGTAGAGGGTGGTGACCGGACGTGCCCGTGTCCCCGGAGATGTCCGCAGACCTCGCCGCCGCGGTCGCCGACCTCTACGAGGCCGCCGAGGGCGTCCTCATCGGCCGCATCCGGCAGGCCCTCGCCGAGGGCATCGACAGCCCGCTGTGGGCGGAGCTGAAGCTCGCCGCCCTCGGCAACTTGCAGACCGCGGTCGACGAGGTGATCGCCGCGCTCCAGCTCGACGCGTCCGGGGCCGTCCACCAGGCCATGGCGGAGGCGTACGAGCGGGGCCAGCAGGCCGCGGTCGCCGAGCTGGGCGCGCTCGGGGTGGGCCAGGCGGCGGCTGCCGCCATGGTGGTGCCGACGGCGCCGGTGGTGGACCGGCTCGCTCAGGCGGTCATCGCCGATACGGGGCCGGTGCATCTGCGGATGCTGCGGCAGTCGATGGACGTGTACCGGGACGTCATCAGCCGCGCGGCCGCAGCTCCTGTGCTGGGCGCGCAGACACGGCGGCAGGCCGCTCAGTCCGCGCTCGACTCGTTCGCGGATCGTGGGGTGCGCGGCTTCGTGGACCGGTCCGGCCGGTCGTGGGAGTTGCGCTCTTACGTCGAGATGGCGATGCGGTCGGCGACCGCCCGCGCCGCGGTCGAGGCGCACTCGGATCGGCTGGGCGCGGCCGGGGTGGAGCTGGTGATCGTGTCGCAGGCGCCGGAGGAGTGCGACCTGTGCAGGCCGTGGGAGCGGAAGATCCTCGCCCGCACGGGCGCGCCCGGGGAGCGGGCGGTGCAGGTGGAGCATGCGACGGAGGACGGCGAGTTGGTCACGGTGGAGGTGGCCGGGTCGCTGCCGGAGGCGCGCGGCAAGGGGCTGATGCATCCGAACTGCCGGCACACGGTGTCCGCGTATCTGCCGGGGGTGTCGCGGGTGCCGGCGGTGCAGGCGTCGCGGGGGACGTATGAGGACTCGCAGCGGCAGCGGTACTACGAGCGGCAGGTCCGGAAGTGGAAGCGTCGCGCGGAGGCCTCTCTGGACGAGCAGGCGGCGAAGGCCGCGCGGGTGCGGGTGCGCGCTTATCAGGCGCGGATTCGTGAGCTGACCGCGGAGACGGGCCTGCCGCGCAAGTCGCACCGCGAGCAGCTCACGACCGCACGTTGACTACCGGCGCCCGTCCAGAGGCGAGCGGACAACAGTGGTGCCCCGCGCCTCGCTGGGCGCATTCATCTTGAGGAGCGAGTACGCCTCGGCGAGCTGTCGGGCGTTCTCACCGTGGCCACCTTGTGCTGCCTTGGCGACGGCTTCGAGTAGTGCAGTACGGGCCTGGTCTGCGAGCTGAGGCTCGCTCTGGTTCTGAGTCATGAGCAGACCGTAAGCCCTGCTGCGGGAGTTGTTCCCCCCGCTCCCCTTAGCCCCAGGTCACGGGGCCACAGTCTTCCGCCCGCCGGGTGCGGGCCGGATCGCACAACCGCCTCGCCGGGAGCGAGGCATCCCCTCCAACGCGCACCGGGAGTGCACGACATGACCAAGCGAACCCTCGCACGCCACGCCGGCGGGACCGGCTGGACCCACCCCTACACCACGGGCCCTTTCGACCCCTGGCTGTACGCCGACGGCGGGGACGGAGACGACTCCGGATCCGACAGCGACGACAGCGCTGACACCGACAGCGACGACGCCGACGACCAGGACGACGACGCGGACAGCGACGCCGACCATGACGGCACCGACGCCTCGGACGACAGCAAGGACGACGACAAGCCGAAGCCCAAGCCGCCCGCCAAGAAGGCCGCCGCCGGCGCCCCGTCCCGCAGGGACAAGGAGCTGGAGAGGGCCCGCGATCAGGCGGCCAAGGCGCGCGTCTCCGCGAAGGAGGCCGGCGACAAGGCGAAGGCCGAGCTGGTCCAGGAGATCGGCAAGGCGCTCGGTCTGGTGAAGGACGAGAAGGACGAGGCGCCGGACCCGGCGAAGCTCCAGGCGGAGATCGAGCGGCGTACGACCGCGCACCGGGAGACGGCGATCGAGCTGGCCGTGTACCGCGGGGCGTCGAAGCACGGCGCCGACCCGGACGCGCTCACCGACAGCCGTGCCTTCCTGACCTCCATCAAGGGCCTGGACCCCGAGGACGAGGGTTTCGCGAAGGCCGTACAGGCCGCCATCAAGAAGGCGGTCGAGGACAACCCCAAGCTCAAGAAGGCCCCGGCAGCGCCGGAGCGGACGAGCAGCGACTTCAACGGCGGGGCCGGGAGCTCCTCCGAACCCAGCACGATCGACGAGATCCGCGCCGCGCGCCGTAAGCGCCGGGCCGGATAGGAGGTAACACCCCATGGCCAACACGTTCCTGACCGCGCAGACGATCGCGCAGCAGGCCCTCGCCAACCTGTACGAGACGACCGTGATGGCGTCCCTCGTGCACCGCGACTACGAGGCGGAGTTCGCGCGCAAGCAGGGCGACGCGATCACCATCCGCAAGCCCACCACGTTCGTCGCGAACGAGTACAACCGCGCCTCGGGCATCACCGTCCAGGACGCCACGGAGAACAGCGTCAACATGACGCTGAACCACTTCGCCGACGTGAGCTTCGCTGTGACCAGCGAGGACATGACGCTGAAGATCCAGGACTTCGACGAGCAGCTCCTCACCCCGGCCATGGAGGCGATCTCCCAGAAGATCGACCGGGACCTGATCGCTCTGCGCACGGACGTCGTGCAGGAGGTCGGCGTGGTCGCCGGGGACAACGAGTGGGCGTGGGACAACCCGCGCGTCCTCATCGACGCCGGCCGGGTGCTGAACGCGCAGAAGGTGCCGCAGACCGAGCGTCGCGCGGTAGTCGGCCCGACGATCGCGGCTCGCTGGCTGGGCGACCCGCTGTTCCACGAGGCCGACAAGCGCGGCTCCACGGAGGGCCTCACCGAGGCGTCGCTGGGCCGCAGGGTGTTCGGGTTCGACCCGTACATGACCCAGAACATCGCCAAGCCCGCCCAGACGCCTGGCAACAGCACGACGGAGGAGGGCCTCGCCTTCCACAAGAGCGCGTTCGCGCTCGCCTTCCGGCCGCTGGAGCTCCCGATGGGCGCCCGCGACGCGGCGATCTCCAACTACAAGGGCTTCGGTCTGCGCGTGGTCTACGACTACGACATGGACAAGAAGCAGATGGTCGTGAGCGTCGACTGCCTGTACGGCACGAAGACCCTCGACGCCAACCGCGCCGTCCTCATCAAGGGCGCCGACGTCGCGTAACCCGCTCACGCGCCCGCCCGCTGCGGCGGGCGCCGGCGGGCCCGGACCTCTCAGACGGAAGGACAGCCCATGACCACGTACTTCAATCAGCGCACGGGCGACACCGTGACGATGGACGGCCGCTCGGCGCGGCTGGACGCCCTGGACAACTGGCAGATCGTCGAAGACGCCGAGGAGCCTCAGATCGTCAACGACGGCGTGCTGTCGCGGCCGACGCTGACGGCGCCCGGCGTGCACGACCTGTCCGCCGACGTGCCCATGACCAACGAGGAGCTCCGCGAGGAGAACCCCGAGACCGGGGCCGGCCCGGCTGTGGGGCAGGAGCTGACGGCCACGGAGGACGGGGAGATCTCCGGTGTCGACAAGCCGCCGGCCCGGGGGTCCTCGAAGGCGGAGTGGCAGGACTACGCCCGCCGCATCGAGGACGACCCGGAGCGGCAGTCGGACATCGAGGGCCTCACCAAGGAGCAGCTGGTGGAGCGGTACGGGGGCGGTAGCTGATGCCGCTCTCCGGAACGATGCTCGCGGTCGCGGCTTTCGCGGAGCAGAGCACCACGATCGACCTGGGTACGAGTCGGGCGCCGCAGTCGCTGTCCCGGAAGATGGAGCTCGGCTCGGGCACCGGGGCGGGTAACGCCGACAGGGTGTTCTCTGACCGGCGGACGCTGGCGGCGTCGGGGACCGAGGATCTCGACCTGGCTGGGGTGCTCGTGGACGCGTTCGGCGCCACGATCACGTTCGCCCGGATCAAGGGCATCGTGATCGCGGCGGCGGCCGGGAACAGCAACAACGTCGTCGTCGGGGCTGCCGCGAGCAACCCGTGGGCGACGCTCCTCGGCGCGACGCACACCCTCACCCTGCGCCCGGGCGCGTTCGTGGCCGTGGGCACGGGCGCGGCGGACGCGACCGGCTACGCGGTCACAGCCAGCACCGGGGACCTGCTGAAGGTCGCCAACTCGGGTGCGGGGACGTCGGTGACGTACGACATCCACATCATCGGCGCGTCCGCGTAGCCGACCAACCTGCGGCGAGGGGCCCCAGCGTGGGGCCCCTTCCGCACGTCCAGGAGGAACGCCTCGATGGCGAACATCGTCTTCAACCAGGCGCTCGGCCGCCTGGCGTACTACGCATCCCTGCCCGCCACGAACGACGCCCTGGTCATGGTGCCGCTGGAGGCCACGGGCCTCGTCGACGACGCCACGATGCGGGACTACGACACGCTCGACGCGATCCTCGCGGGGGCGTCGAACGAGCAGACGACCATGGCCAGGAAGACCCTGTCCGGGGTGACGTCGACCGTGGACGACGCCAACGACCGCGTGAACATCGACGCGGCCGACGTCACCTGGACCGCCGCCACCGGCAACGCCATCGGCGCCGTGGTCATCTGCTACGACCCCGACACCACCACGGGGACGGACGCGGACCTGGTGCCGCTGACGAAGCACGACGTCACCATGACGCCCGACGGGTCGGACTTCACGCTGACCATCAGCGACTTCGCGCGCGCCAGCTCGGCCGCCTGACGCACGGGGGTGGACGATGGCCAGGCTCTGGACGTGCGGCTTCGAACTCCAGTCAGCCGCTGCTGGCGTCGAGTTCAGCGTCGTCAACGGCACACCGACCATCTCCACCACCGTCCACCGCGCCGGGACCGCAGCCCTGCGCAGCAACCCGACCGCCGGCACCCAGTACGCCGAGCACCAGCTCGACCCGGGCACCGTCAAGCGGACGCTCCACCGGCTGTACCTGCGGATCGGGGCGCTGCCCTCAGCGGACTGCAACGTCTACGGGATCGGGCAGAGCGGCTACTTCCCCGGCTTGCTGCGCCTGACCACCACGGGTGCGCTGACACTGCGGGACGGTTTCACCAGCGCCAACCTGGGCGCCCCGACCGCGCCGCTGGTGGTGGGCCGCTGGTACCGGATCGAGCTGGACTACACCGACGTCGCGGGCACCGCCGGGTCGGTGACCGGCGTCTTCAAGGGCTACCTCGACGGCGTCCAGTTCGCCGACACGCTGTGCTCCAACATCAACGGATGGTCCCGCATCCGGGCGGGGGTTCAGTCCGCGGCGACCGCCGACATCTATATCGACGACATCGCCGTCAACGACACCACCGGCACTGTGCAGAACGGCTTGCCGGGCCCGGGCAGCGTCGTGCACCTGCGGCCGGACTCCGCCGGGGACGCCGCCGGGTGGACGACGACCGTGGGCGGCACCGCGAACTGGGACCGTGTCGCCGAGACCGTCCCGGACGACGCCACCACCTACAACTCCACGGTGGCCACGGGCACCACGGCCATCGATGACTTCAACCTCGGCTCGGCTACGGCGGCCGGAATCGGCACCAACGACTCGATCAAGCTCGTACAGGTCGGAGGCCGGATCGGCTCCAACGCGGCCACCGCGGCGTCGCTGGTCTACCGGATCAAGGGCCAGGCAGGCGGCACGGTCGCGGAGTCCGCGTCGGTGTCGGTCGCGCTGATCGGGTGGGCGACGCACAAGGCCGCGGCACCGTACCCGTACCAGCTCACCTCGTACACCAACCCGCAGACGGGGGCAGCGTGGACGGCGGCCGCGCTGGACACGGCGCAGATCGGCTACCGGGCGAACGTCTCGCAGGCCACCGCCCGCAGGGTGAGCACGTTGTGGGCGCTGGTGGAGTTCCAGCCGCTCACGACGACCGCGCTGGGCACCGCGGCGGAGACCGAGGCGGCGCAGGCCCTTACCGCTCTCGCCGGCGTCCCGTTCGGCGATCTGGCCGACGACTTCAACGATGGCGTGGTGGACCCGGCGAAGTGGCCGGACTCCTACCTGGCTGGAGGTTACGGCGAGGTCGGCGGGCGGGCGCGGGTCGCGTGCACCGTGGACTACAACGCGTTCGCGTCGGATGCGGCGTACCGGCTGCGTGAGTCGGGCGTCCACGTCCGTATGTGGCCCCCGGCCGCCGGCGGTGCCGTGGCGGAGGCGTGGGCGCAGCTGCTGATCCAGACGACGACGCTCGGCACCGACGCCATCTTCGAGGTGTCGGCGGTCACCGGGAACCTGGTGATGGCCTCCCGTACGGCGTACTGGGACCCGGACCAGGTCACCATCCCGTACGACCCGGTAGCGCACGCGTGGCTGCGGATCCGGGAGGCTGGCGGCCAGCTGCTGTGGGACACGTCGCCGGACGGGACGACGTGGACCAACCGGCGCACGACGGCCTCCCCGGCGTGGGTGGGGGACGCGACGCTGCAAGTGCAGCTCATCGCCCACCGCGACGCCGGCACAGACGACTTCGCGGAGTTCGACTCCTTCAACGTCGTCCCGGGCGGCAGCTTCGTGCTGCCACTCGGCCCGGCCGCCGAGGCTGACACGGCGCAGGCACTGGCCCGGCGGAAGACCCAGCCACTGGGCGTCGCGGGCGAGACGGACGCCGCGCCGGCGCCCGGCCGCGCGCGGGCCCGGGC